GCTTTTTTTATTTATATTAATTATCTGGAGGTGATACAGTGAAAAAGAGTAATACAACAGTAACAGAACAGGGAATAGAGGTATATGAGAATGATATATATAGGCTCGTGGATGAATATATAAACACTGTGTTACAAGTAACTCCTGAGGAATTTGATACACAGAAAGAATACAAAGCTACTGTTGCTGATAGTTTTGTAGATATGGTCTTTTATGTTCATGATAGAATACCAAAGCCAAGTAACGATGATATAGAGCTATTAGATAATATATTTAATATATTTGTTAGGATATGCAGCAAGTATAATGTATTGCCAACACTCGAAGTATTTAGTTTTCTGGTTGGTATTAACCGCTCAACGTTTAGTGATTGGATGCGCGGAGACTATAGAGCAAACTCATCGCATGGCACCACGGTCAAAAAATGGTTCGACATCTGCAAGAATTGCACAGTAAACAGACTAAACAATCAGCCCGGTACAAATGCCAACTTGATATTTATTGCCAAAGCAGCTTACGGCATGGCAGAAACCGCACCAGTGCAGACAGCGCAGCAGGACGGCATACCACACCAGACAGCACAGCAGATCGCGGACAAACACAGGGCAGCGCTGGAGCTTCCAGAGATGGAAAAGCCGGAGTTATAACAAGATATTGTTGTTTGTGACTTGAATATACAATATATAGTAATGTTCAATGTTCTTTTAGGGTACACCCATTTTGGACAGAGAGTAAAACAGAAATATTTGTGCAATATTACAACAGATTTGCATCTAAAGTACTTCCTTGATCACTGCCGCAGGCCTTTCAGAGTCAGCGTTAAGCCAGGGAAGCGGGAACCCATGGGGCGGCGGGCTTCCCTGGTAGCGTCCGGCATGGATACCGGGAGGGGGGTGTATACAAGCCCCAACACACGCCGAGTGAGTACTCCGAGTTCCCGAAAAATTAAAAAAGCCTCCTCTAACAGCAAGGCTTAAAAATTCCAAGAAAACAAAAAAAGAGTTCCCCATGGCAGAGATAGTGATTGCAACACAACAAGCCATAAGCCTCAATGGTTTCTCTGCCAGAAATCGGGCACAGCTCCTGATTTCTCCGCTACGGAGAGTTTAAATATGAGCAGAATAAACTTTAGCTGTTGCTTCAAGGATGGGAACTAATTAAGGCATAAAAAAAGAGAACCATCACGGTTCCCTTTTAAGATCATCAGTGTTGAATTGAATGACAACATCCGGGATTGCTTCAACAACAATTCGACAACCGAGAAATTCTAAAATAGAAATCATCTCGTCGGCAGATAATGTTTCTCTTGAAAATTTATTTGCCAGTGCTTGCGGAGAAGTGCCAAGATATTCAGCTACCTGAACATTTGTAACTTTTTTCATCTTCATTATTTGCTTGATTTTTTGAGATACCAAAATATCACCTCCTAATTACATAATAAACGCATACGTTGAAAAAATCAATTAAAATTCACTAAAGCGTGTATAAATCACTTGATATTACACACAATACAGTGTATAATTGACTTATAACGAAACGGAGGCGTGTATATATGAAAATAGGTTATGTGAGAGTATCAACAGTAGATCAGAATGAAGCAAGGCAGATTGAAGCTATGAAAACGGATGGAGTTGGTAAAATTTACATGGATAAGAAATCTGGTAAAGATTTTGACCGTCCCGAATATCAGAAAATGATTTCGGAGTTACAAAAAGGTGACGTGCTGGTGATTCATTCTATTGATCGGCTAGGAAGAAATTATGAAGAAATTATCAATGAATGGAGAAGGATTACCAAAGAGATCGGCGCGGACATTATCGTACAAGACATGCCATTACTTAATACCTGCCAGAGCAAAGACCTAACTGGTACGTTAATTTCAGATATTGTCCTTCAGTTACTTTCTTATGTGGCACAAAGAGAACGTGAAAACATTCGACAGCGCCAGAGAGAGGGCATAGCAATCGCAAAGGAGCAAGGACTATATCAGG